CAACGTCGAGTTACTCATCATGGTGAGCGGCGGTCGGTCGTCGCAGAAGACCATTCAGCGAGCGAGTCGGGCATTGCGGAAAACAGAAACCAAGAACTGCGCGACAATCGTAGATTTCTCTGACAAGTTCCACCCCATCGGAGCATTCCACGCTAAGAAGCGTATGACCTGCTACCGTGAACTAGGTTGTATTTTCCAATGAGTGTATCCACGACAGCAAACGAAACATCCACGCCGACCGAGAACGTAGTCTATCTGATCGGCGAACTGCGCGGCATCAGTCGGCAAACAGAAACCAAAACCGGCTCGCTCATGGTGCGCCGCGTTATATCAATCGCCCGTCACTGGACTGACAACGAGGGCCGCTTCCACGAAGACTTCGATGAGTTCGAGCTGTCCTCATGGGGACAAGTTGCAGAGAAGATCATCGAGATTCAGAACGGCGCTCTAGTGCGCGTAAAAGGCCGTGTGAAGGTCGAGAAGTGGAGCGAGGGCGGAGACACGAAATCAGCGGTTCGAATCGCTGCCGAGCAGGTGACTATTCTCTGTTACTGAAAATAATATTGAGCGAATGAAATCAAACCAAACAATCGTTGCGGTCGATCCGGGTGTGGGCGGCGGATTCGCGGTCAGCACTGCGGACGGAATACTACTCTTCCCAATGCCTGAGTCGCTGCCCGACACGGCGCAATTACTGGCAGGATTCAAGGTGGCCGACTCGCATTTGTGGGTCGAGAAAGTGCCAAAGTTCGTCAGCAAACTCACATCGTCGGCCAGCATGGCGACACTCCATGAGAACTACGGGATTGTGCAGGGGCTAGGCTACGCGCAAGGCTACGCACTCCACCGTGTTGAGCCGAAAATCTGGCAAGAACCACTTGGACTTGGAGGACGTAAATCATGCGAAACCGGACCAGAATGGAAGCGAAAGCTAAAAAGCAAAGCTCAGGAACTGTATCCGAATCTGGACGTGACGCTTCGAAACTGCGACGCCCTTTTGATCCTCCACTACGCGATGGGCGGTGGCCGGTGATACACAAAGCCAATCGTCCGCCCTCGCCCGAGGAGCTGAAGCAATTGCTCATCATGGCGTTCGGAATGGGGATGGTCGTCGCCAGCGCCTACTTCCTTCTCTTCGTCGTCAAATGAGCGAGAATATCAAACCCATGTCCGAAGAAACGGACGTGGAGACATTGCGAGCCGCCATCGCGGAATACCAATGGTTGGCCAATGTACTTTTCAAATCTCTCGGGTGCGGATGCAACGGAACTCAAGACCTTTGCTGGAACTGCACCCAAGCCGAGCGACACTACAAACACACAATCGAGACATACAAATGATCAGCGCAAACAAAATGCCCATTATGCGGATAGCAGAAGCAGATGAATCACCCGAAAAGATTCACTTCGCTTACATCGACCAGAAGTACAAGGAGTGGCTGATCCGACGCGGATTCGTCAACGAACTTGGTCAGGAACCCGGGATGAGAAAAGCAGGCGGATGGCGCGGAAAGACGGCTAAAAAAGGTTAATTTATGGAAACTAAAATCACTAGAGAACAGTTATTGAAGGAAGCGCCAGCACTCATCGACCATGCGATTCTTCGAGGTTGGATGACTAAGCCCAAGCCAAAGGCGCAAATTGTTGACGGCGTTTGGCATGCGGCTGGTACAGGACATCTCGATAACGCCTCAGAAGATGAAATTCAAAAACTCAGGAAACAGTACGGTGCAGGTTGAAGTCATTTCCGACGACGTAGAGATACGAATCGGGGAAATGAAATGGGTGGGGATAGCCTACACCCGTGACGGAAAACCCAAGGTGTACGTTCGAACGAAAGCCGAATTCAAGGCCAAGTTCACCCCGGTCATTGAACAAGCACCCTAAACTCTACATCGCAGCACAAGAGCAGCTCTTTGCGAAGTTTCAGTCTCGCTCCATACCAATCCAACACTGGAGCAAGTACCTGATGACTCCCAAAGAGCTGTCTCTCCTTTTCGCAAAGTTCGAAGAATCAAAGTCGGTTCTCCAGCAAATCGCCTCGAATGATCTGGGCGAAAGCGGGGACATAGCGCGTAAACAACTTGGAATCCAATGAATCAATCAAATATCGACCGCGCCAGAGCATGGCTTCGTAACACCCCCGGAGCCGTCAGCGGACAAGGCGGTCATAACGCAACCTTCGCAGTAGCTACCGCTCTGGTGCATGGATTCGAGCTGTCGCGAGGATCGGCTGAAGCACTGCTGTCCGAGTACAACGAGAAATGCTCTCCACCGTGGAATGCCTATGAATTGGCCCACAAGGTGAATCAGGCAATGACCGTGACGCACGACAAGCCGCGTGGCTGGCTCTTATCCGCTCAGTCAGGCATTGGTCAGGGCGGCAATCCCATCTCGCCCACCGGCAAGTTCGTTGTTCGCACGATCCAAACGATGCCAGAACCTCCGTCTCCGTTTACGACAATCGACTTCCTGAAAGCCTGCTTCGAGTCGGACGAAGTTGTCTGCATCTGCAACGACATCATTTTCGACGAAGAGGGTCGAGGTAGGCCAGCCTCCAAGGGTACGTTCCTCAAGCGCGACGAATGGATTAAGAACCACTTCACGCCGCCCATCAGCGCCATGTGGAATGGCAGCGATAGCAAGGGTGCATACGTCCGTATCAATCCATGCTTCGACGAGAGCGGTTCGGACTCTGGCGTGGCGAACTTCCGCCATGTCTTAGTCGAGATGGACGAGAAGACGAAGGACGAGCAATGGACAGCGTTGAAGGAGTCGAAGCTCCCGCTATCGGTCGTCATAGATTCCGGCGGCAAGAGTCTGCACGGCTGGGTGCGCGTTGAAGCGGCCAATAGAGAGGAGTGGAACGAGCGCCGCGACATCGTCTATCGCTACCTCGAAAGCATCGGCATCGATCCGAAGAATAAGAACGCGAGCCGGTTCAGCCGTCTGGCCGGTGTAATGCGCGATGGCAAGGAGCAGAAGCTCTTGGCCGTCAACGTGGGCGCGGTGAATTGGGAAGCGTTCAAGGACGACATGGACGCGCAGGACATGCCGATGGAGTTCTCGATAGATGCCATCATCGAGTACGATCCGCAGAATGATCCTGACAATCTGATCGGCGATAGGTGGGTTCGACGCGGATCTTCGCTTCTCTTTGTGGGGCAAAGCGGATGCGGCAAAAGCTCAATGGCCGCGTATCAAGGTCTGAAATGGGCGTCCGGCGAAGCTTGGTTTGGCGTAAAGCCCGTCCGTGCGCTAAAAGTAGCTTACATTCAGGCGGAAAACGACATCGCCGATCAGCATGATGCACTCAAGGGCGCTGCACAGATGACCTTTGGTAAGGAGAACTGGGAGCGAGGTCTTCGGAGCGCGAACATGTTATTCTTCCGCGAGACGGTGAGGACTGGTTCCGACTTCGCGACGATGCTCCGCCGCCTCGTTCGCAAGACCAAGGTTGATGTGGTTTATATCGATCCGCTGCTCTCCTACATGGGCGGCAATCCATCGGATATCGAGGTCTGCGCGAACTTTACGCGGCACTTGCTCCAGCCGATTATGATGGAGACAGGCGTAGTTCTGATTCTCGTCCATCACTTTCCGAAGCCCAAAGGTCGAGACGACAAACCAGAGAGCGTGGCAGAGATGGCCTACTCAGGATTCGGATCATCGGACTTAACGAACTGGGCCAGAGAGGTGATTGTGATGAAGGAAGTTGGTTTCAATCAACCTCGACAATTTATGCTCGGCATGGCGAAGCGAGCGGATCGTTCCGGCATGACGGACAAGGAAGGAAAAGTCACCGGATCGATTATGATCCAGCGTGGCACGGGCGGCGACATTTCATGGAACTACGCAGACCCACAGAAGTTCGTCGTCGATAAGGAGTCGGCCAAGAAGCCGTACGTCAAAGGACGCTATACTAAGCGTAGCTAGACTGGCGCTCAGCGCGGCGACGACCTTTCGCGGCGAGCGATTGGAACTTCGCCTTGCCGAGCTTCTTACGACCAATGTAGGCCGCAAGAGCCGCAGGATCTTTGACTCCCTTCTTCTCAAGAGAGCCGATAAGCTTCTCGTAACGACCGCCACCACCAAGTTTCATCTTGTCCATAAATTCAAATAGGGTTTGAGGTTAGAACCGACAGAACAATCGCCAGACCCCAAGCGGCGCAGCTCCAAAATTTAGGCGTCGTCTTGTCCTTCGCCTCCGCACAGTTATGCCGCGCACGGAAGTTCTTACGACGCTCAGGATTCGACTTCTTGATCGTCATGTCAGGATCGCCGAAGCGAACGATGACGACCTTGTTCGCCGGATTCTTAACGTACACCGCGCTCTTTTTCGGCTCACCCGGCGTGTAGAAGGGCTTGTTCAGTGTCACCTTCTTGCCCTGATAGGTGTTACCTTTCTTGGAGAGGGAGGTTTTCATTCGCCTGACATTACGTTTCTGACGGTTAAATTCCTAATAATCATCGGTATGTCATTGTTGAGCATTCTGGTTTCAGCGTTGGTAAGCTGATCAAAAGGCTTGATGACTGCGGCCCGATAATTTGGATTATCCAGAAGATATCCCGCAATTTTAGACTGAA